ATTTTAACGAGGTAAAAACATGTCAAGCACATATTCAGATAGACTTAAATTAGAACTCATGGCAACTGGTGCAAACGCCAATACATGGGGGACAAACACCAATAATAACCTTGAGGTTGTTGATGCTTTTTCAGCAGGATATTTAGCAAAATCTGTCGCTGGTTCATCTAATATTACATTAACTACAGCTAATGCCTCAGACACAGCAGAGTCATCAAATAAAACTATTGAATTAACTGGAGCCTTGACAGGTGCAATAAGTGTATTTATTCCAGCTGTGGAGAGTGAATATAACTTTTTTAACAATACTTCAGGTTCTCATGATTTAAAAATTTCAGCTACTGGTCACGATGCAAACGGAGTCGTAATTGCACAAGGGGCTAAGACAACAGTATTTTGTGACGGTGCTTCAAACTTCAATGTAGAAATAATTTCATCCACTGATGCAGCAGCATTAGGATCTGGAACTATACCAGATGCAAGATTTCCTTCCACTTTACCCGCAGTTAGTGGAGCAAACTTAACCAATTTAGACGCTGCAGATTTAGCTTCAGGCACTATACCAGATGCAAGATTTCCAGCGACCTTACCTGCTTTAAATGGTTCTGCACTTACAGATTTAAATGCAACTGCCCTAGCAACTGGCACAGTTGCAAACGCAAGATTAGATACCGTTCCAACATCAAAAGGTGGAACAGGTTTGACCTCTATAGGAACTGCTGGTCAAGTATTGACAGTCAACTCTGGTGCAGATGGTTTAGAATTTGCAACTGCAGCGGCTGGTGGAGTAGGAAGTGTAACTACAACAACTTTTAACTCCTCACAAACTTTTACAGCTGACTCTGACACCCAGTTTGCCTCTATGATTATCGTAGGTGGCGGCGGAGGTGGAGGAGGTGGAGCCATTGGCCCAGGTGGAAACGCACCAGGCGGAAATGGTACATCTGGCGGATCTAGCTCGTTTGGTAGTTTAGTCACTGTTAATGGAGGTGGCGGAGGTCAAGGCACTCCAAGAAATACAACAGGTGGTGGTGCAGGAAGTGGTGGAACTGCTTCTGGTAACGTACCCTTTGTGCCAAGTAGTGGTAACTCTGGATCAGGTAGATCAGCAGGAAGTGGAGGTTTCTCTGCGGCTTTCGGCGGAAGTGGCGGAGGTGGAGGTAGTGGTCCTCGTAATGGAGGTGGCGGCGGCGGAGCTGCGGCTGCTTTTGTTGTTGTCGGTGGGCCTGATTACTCCCCAAGTATAGCTTTAACAGTCGGATCAGGTGGTAACGCTGGCGGCGGTGGTCAATCAGGTAACTCTGGAGGCGGCGGCGGAGCTGGTAAAATTCAACTTACGGAGTTCAAAGGATAATGGCAAAATTTATTTATATTGATAGTAATAATAGAGTTCTGTACGTAGCTGACGCAAGACCAAATGATGCAACCACTGCTGATTGGATTGAAGTGTCAAATGATTCTGTTCAAGAGCAATGGTATTACGACTTATCTACTCAAACATTATCAGAATTTAAACCTTACACGATAGATGAAATTAGAGATATGAGAAATCAAAAACTTACCAATACGGATTGGATGGTTTTAGAAGATAGCCCATATCAAGAAAGCAGTCAGTCTTCAAACCTAACTGCAATAAAAACTTACAGACAGTCTTTGAGAGACTTTCCCAACCCAAGCACTTCTTACAATGAAGATAATACTGTTTGGCCCACATTAACATTGAGTTAGGAGTCATCACTATTTATCTCAAATAGAATGATTGTTAAACAAAACTACCTTATCAATAATCAATTTTTACCTTTTGATGTTTGCGATGACATCATTAAAGTTGCTGATCAACAACAGCAAGAAGAAGCTACAACTCAAGACGGATTAAATGAGAAAGTAAGAAATTCAAGAATAACTTGGTTAGCTGATAGATGGATTTATGATTGGATCGACTCCTACATTGTTCAAGTTAATAAAGAGGTAGGTTGGAATTTTGATTTTATCGGTGCTGAACAGATACAATTCACTAGATACTCTGAGGGACAATTTTACGGTTGGCACCAGGACTCTAATTTTAAAGAAGAGTATGAAAGAAAAATATCAGTTGTTATACCCTTGAGTAATTCAGAAGATTATGAGGGAGGAGATTTACAATTTTATGATTCTTTGCAGAGACCAGAAGCTAAAGAGTCACGAATAATGAAAGACGAAAATACCAGAACAAGAGGATCTATTATTATATTTCCTAGTTACATTTATCATCGTGTGACGAAAGTAACAAAGGGACAACGACTATCAATTGTTCTATGGTACAAAGGAGAAAAATGGAAGTAGATAACAAATTTGATAAAGAAAAATATTTAGTAGTAAGAAACGCAATATCATTAGAGCTAGCTGATTTTATTTGTAATTACTTTTTAATGAAGCGAAAGGTAGTTGAGAAAATGAAATTTGATAGAATAATATCTCCTTATATTAATTACCTAGGAACATTTGGTGACGACATGAGTGACAATTGTTATGGTCATTATGCAGATATAGCCATGGAAACTTTATTAAAAAAATTAAAACCTCAGGTAGAGCAACATACTGGTAGATCTCTTTATGAAACTTACACATACGCTAGAGCTTATCAGTATGGTAATTATTTACGCCGTCACAAAGACAGAGAGTCTTGCGAAATATCATCTACATTAAATTTAGGTGGAGATCCTTGGCCCATATACCTTGATCCTACAGGTGGCACTAACAATGAAGGTGTAGAGGTAATTTTAAGACCTGGAGATATGTTACTTTATAAGGCAAATTTTGTAGAGCACTGGAGATATTCTTTTACAGGAACATCTTGTGTGCAAGTTTTTTTACACTACATGGATGTCAAGACAGACGGTGCAGAAGATAATAAATATGATAGACGACCTTTTTTAGGACTACCCGTGTGCTTGAGAAAATAATTACTTTTGAATCACAGTATAAAGATTTTTTATTAAAACCTGTTCCGATCAAGAAACTTGTACCTGACTGGTATAAGAAACTGTCTAATTATACAGATGATAAATTAAATTACCAAAACCCTACTGCAAAAAAATGCATGCCATTATTAGATTCCTTTACTTCAGGATATGCAATTCTTAACCCTATAGACATAGTTTTTTTTAAAGGCGTTGAAAACGGAGAAGAGGTTGTGCATTGGAGATATCCACACAATTTTGATTTAGATAAATATCCAAATATTAACATAGGTATAGAGGTCCATAAACCTAACCAAATTAATCTAGGGTTTATAAAAGAAAACGAGTACCCCGTAGCTTTTAAAATCTTAAATCCATGGATAGTTAGAACCCCTAAAAATTATAGTTGTTTATTTGTTAACCCTTTTAACTCATCCAAAGAAAGAAAAATTAGAACATTAGATGCTATTGTTGAAACCGACAGTCATTGCACACAAGTTAATTTTCCTTTTTTCTTAAAAAAGTTTGATGAAAACAAATCAGTCGTATTGGAAAAAGGCGAACCTTTAATACTTATTTTTCCTTATTTAAGAGATAATTGGAAAATGAAAATCAAAGATGTAGACTCAGATATAAAATTAAAAAAAGAATTTTCATTGTTTTCAACAATCAAAGATAATTATAAAAAGATATCTTGGCGTAGGAAATCTTATGATTAGCCACCACGTATTTGAATGGGATTTATCTAATAAAATTAATCATGAAGATGATATTAATATAGTTCAGGGTTTGATTTTTCATAAAGCAATAGAATGTGCTTATCATACTTTTGATTTAAAAGTTACGGAAACCATGAACTCTATCGATCACACAAACTTACATACTTTTCGTGAAGAAACAGATTGGTTAAGATATTTACAGGACAGGACTTACAATTTTGTATACGCATATGATATCAAAAACTTAAATTTGGTTATCATAGATCAACATAAGAGCATAGGTATACAAATGAAAAATAAATATTTGTTTTGCATGCCTTATTGGATGACATATAAATTTATTTCTACAGAAAAAAATTATAGTCAACAAATTATTTCTATAGGCATACTTACAAAAGATCGACCTAAGTTAAAAAAAACAAAAAAATTATGGTAATGGATAATCATTTAAGCATAGATTTAGATTGGATTAAAACAAAACATCAACTAGATTTTGTTAATGAGTTAATATTTGAATCTCTACAGGTAGATCAAGTTAATTTTTGTGTGCAACATCAAGCCTTATTTCATTTTTTCAAAAATTTAAAATCTGTTTGCTTGTATAATTTAGACCACCACCATGATGTTATATATCATAAGGAATGGAAAGGTGTAAATGAAGGCAACTGGATTTATCCTTTGTTTATGAAGGGAGCTATAAAAGAATATCATTGGATTAAGAATCTTGACTCTGAAATACAAGATAAAACACCTGAGACTCTCACTACACTAGATATTGTTTATAAAGTTTATGATGATTTTACTTGGATTAAAAATTTAAAATTCACAAGTCTAAGTATTTGTCTATCACCAGAATCTCATTTTTGTGAGGTTAATCGACAGTCTCTGTGGGAGACTTACAAATATTATTTCAAAACTAGAAACTACGCTGTTCAAGTCTACAAAACAGATGCAGAGCTTTTCGGACTTTCTAGAGAAATGCAATAAAAGATAGGAGAGAATATGATACACACAGACCAATTAAAAGAAAAGGATTTTAGGATATACCTGGGAATGCCCATGTATGGAGGTATGTTATGTGAGGCCACATTACATGGTCTACTTGAAATACAACAATGGAGCATGGCAAAAGGGGTTGGGTTACGTTTTCAATCTATGGGAAATGAAAGTTTAATAACTAGAGCTAGAAATACAATAGTTTCAATGATGATGGATGACAAAGATTTTGTAGCAACTCACCTTTTATTTATTGATGCAGATATAGGTTTTAGTTGGAGAAACATAGAACGGTTATTATGTGCAGATAAAGACATAGTTTGTGGTATATATCCTAGAAAACACTTACATATGGAAAAAGCAGCTAGGTGGATTAAAGAAAATCCTGATATCAAACCTGATGACTTAGAGGCTAGAATACTTGGGTATAATCTTAATTTTGATGACCCTACGCATTTAAAAGGTGAAGACGGTTTTTTTAGAGTCAGTGAAGCGGCTACAGGTATGATGCTAGTTAAAAGAGAAGTATTTAGGACAATGTTTAAAAAATTTCCTGAAAGAAAGTATGAGTCTGATCAAATAGTCAATGGTGAATATTTTAAATCTGATAATTGTTATGATTTATTTGCTGTTGGTCCATATGAGACACAACATGTGGATGGAAAACCGATGATTAGATACTTGTCCGAGGATTATTATTTTTCTAGGTTATGGCAAGAATGTGGTGGTGAAATATGGGCCGACTTATCCATGCCACTAACACACTTTGGCAATAGAGCCTACAAAGGACACGTTGGTACTCTTGTGGCTGAAAAGAAATGATTAATATTCGTTACAATTTTATACCAAATGTAAATCAAATTTACAATTTGTGTAAAAATAAAATACCTCTTTACAAAGTTGAAGATCACCCAGGACACCAAGACAATAAAACAACAGACAGTTGGCCAGGCACTAGGAGTTTGGATTTAGCAGAATCAGAACCGTTTTTCTACCTAAACTTAATGGATTTAATAAAAAATAAATTTAATATAGTTTATTCAAATTATGTGTCTATAGATGCCTTTGTCCATCTAAGACTAAAAAATGATAATCATAAGGATTGGATTCACACAGATCAAACAGATACAATATTAATTTATTTATCTCCAACTAATTTGTTATCTGGCACATCTTTTTTTTCGGATGACGAACAAGAAATATCAAACGTGAAATTTGTGCAAAATTCTGCTGTATATTTTGATGGTCAAATTAGACATAAATCTATTTCAAATTATGGTGATAATATTGATGATGGTAGGATGACTATAAACATCTTTTGTCACAAAAAATAGGTTTTATCGACAGTTTTTTGTAGTATATTTGTAAAATGCCATTAGTAAATTTTAGACCAGCACCAGGAATTAACAAGGAAGTCACTGATTATACAGGTCAGGGCAAGTGGACTGATGGAGATATGGTGCGTTTTTTTCAAGGATCTGCGCAAAAGATTAAGGGCTGGGAGAAATTTATCAGCACTACTTTAGTAGGAGTGGCTAGAGATCAACACGCTTTCGTTGATTTAGATGGTATAAGATTTAACGCAGTAGGTACGGATAGAAAATTATACATTATTACAGAGGGGCTTGCTTATGATGTTACTCCTCTAAGAGAAACTCAAGCTCTTACCAATCCATTCACAACCAACGCAACCACATCAGTTGTTGTTACAGATACTTCACATGGTGCAGTCAAAGGAGATTTTGTAACATTTGATTCATTCTCTACCATTGATGGCTTGGACATGAATAAAGAATTTGAAATAACATCAGTCGCTAACACTGATGCTTATGTAGTCACTCATACAAGTGCTGCCTCTGGCTCAACAGCAAGTGGTGGAGGATCAGGCAACGCAAAGTATCAAATATCCATAGGACCAGAACTATCAACCTCTGCGTTTGGTTGGGGAACAGATGGTTGGAGTGTGGGAACTTGGGGAACTCCGTCTACAACGTCAAATGTAACATTAGAAGCCAGACAGTGGTCACTAGACAATTTTGGTGAGAACTTAATAGCAACAGTTTTAAATGGTGGTGCTTTTGAATGGAAGCCATCTTTAGGAGTATCAACAAGAGCAACAGCAATCACTAATGCACCTACGAAGTCTAGATTAGGTTTAGTGTCTACGCCTGATAGACATTTAGTGTTTATGGGAACACAAAAAACCATAGGAGGTACTAATCCACAAGATGATTTATTAATAAGGTTTTCTAATCAAGAGGATATTAATACATATCAACCGACAGCAGAAAACACTGCTGGTTCTCTGCGCATAGCAGACGGTTCACGAATCGTAGCAGCAGAAAGATCAAGAGGCCAAATCCTAATATGGACAGACACTTCATTACATGCAATGCAATTTATTGGACCACCTTTTACTTTTGGTTTAAGACAATTAGGTCAGAACTGTGGTGCAATAGGTAGTCATGCTGCCGTTGACATAAATGGTATAAGTTATTGGATGTCTCAGGACTCTTTCTTTTTATTTGACGGATCAGTAAAAAAATTACCTTGTACTGTTGAACAATTTATATTTAATAATATTAATATTACAGGCTCAGAAAATGCTTTTGCTGGACATAATGGAGAATTCAATGAAATTATGTGGTTTTATCCAAGAACAGGATCTGATCAGATAAACGCCATTGTTGCTTATAATTATTTAGAGCAAACTTGGTGGACAGGGACATTAGCAAGAACCACATGGATTGATAGAGAAGTTTTTGATAATCCAGTAGCTTCAGAATATTTTGAAACTACCACCGCAAACAATGAGGTTATTTTAGGTTTGACAGACGGAGCTACTCAGATGTTTTCACATGAGGTCGGTAATGATGCAGACGGTGCAGCCATTACAGCATTTGTAAAATCAGGTGTTGTTCAAATAGCACAAGGTGATGACTTTGCGTTTGTATCTAAGTTAATACCTGACATAGAGGATCAACTTGGAACACTTAATGCAAAACTAGAATTTAAAAATTACCCAAATAATAGCACAGCTGTAACCAAAACAACTTCTTTTAACGATACAACAGATTTTGTAAGTCTTCGTGGAAGAGGTAGAGAGTTTACAGTTAATGTTGTTTCTAATACTACAGGCACTGCCTGGAGATTGGGAACACAAAGATTTGATATACAACCTGATGGTAGAAGATAAAATTACTTCATGATTTTAAAAGTCAATGAGGAATTTAAAGATCAAAAGTTTGATCTAAAACAAGTTTATTTTTTTTCTAAGTTTTTCTCGATACAAAACCCTATAGATTTTAACAGGTTGACTTCAATAATGGATGTTTATGAGGATAGAATTGTTGACCTTAAAAAACCCAACCTCATAAAAATGCTTAATTTACAAATTATGCCTGATGCTTTTAATATTCAAAATACGATAAAAGGCTTACTAACAGAAAGTTTTAATATGAACACTGCTATATTTGCCTCTCTAAATAAAAACGGTATATCGGAAACACATCATGACATGGAAAGTGTATTTTTAATACCTACTCATGGTTTAGTAAATTACGTCATTTATGAAGGCGAGAAATTTGTAAGAAGTTTTCAACTTGGAGTAGGGGATTTGTTGGTTATACCAAAAAATATAACCCATTCTGCAATACCTCTTTGTCCTAGAATTGTAATTAGTGTTGGTGTATATAATTAGATATGGCAAAATTAACCTTAACTAGATTTCCTGATCCAAGAGATGATTATGACAGAGGACAACAAGCTGAACTTATTAGA